TTAGTTCGTGGTGGTATGCCGAACTATGAGTTAATCGGTTGGATCATGGGTAAAGATGCTAAGAATCCTGAGTGGTTAGATAAACCTGATTGGAAAAGACCAGAGATCTACTGTGTACCAGAAGAGAGTCTACGAAAGTTTAGAGGAAGCTATAGTAATTAATGGCTAGTTATGATTATGAATGCCCGGGTGATGGCGAGATTATTGTTATCGAAAGACCTATCTCTGAACCCGAAGGTGAATATGCTTGTCCTACCTGTGGTGCAAAGCTTCGAAGAGTTTATTCCGCCAACCCCACGATCTTCAAGGCTCAAGGTTTCTACTCAACAGATAACTTTAGAAAGTGAAAAGCCCCCGGCCTACAGTCCGAGGGCTTTTCTGTTAGTTGGTGTCTATTCCAACTAAACTGATCGTATCATACAAATCGCTGTTAGCATTGACAAGTTACCTTCCATACTCTTCCTTTAGGAACTTGCCACAGTAAGGCCAAGGCTTGGCCCCACGATCTGCATAGATATGAAGAGCTACATGGAACTGCTCTTTGAGTGTCGCTTTCTTCGGTGGAGTATCGCTGTCACCGCCGTGAGCAACCCAAGTTCTAGGGTATTCAATCTGGAATGCCCCTTGAAATTGTTTCTTAGTGCCGCTTACGGCATTAAGTCTGCCATTAGATTCACACTTGGCTAACTCTTGCCAAGCTAAAGGAAGGTCGGTAAGTGTCATTTCATAAACGACAGGAACTTCAATCCTTTCAGCAACGATAACTTCCTTAGTAGGTAATTCCTTCGGGGCTAGTATGAAACCAGCCCCGAAAGCGATTACTCCAATTAGTAATCGAGTAGTCATTGAACCTCATTTCCGAACAGAATAGCCCCGATCCAAACCGCAATCGGAATAGCCACCAGCAGGGGAGAATCCTCTGCCAGCCCTAGCGGAACTGTAAAGAAAGTCAAGAAGAACAGTATGAATCCAAACTTCATGCTATCCACTCCGATTCCACTTCGATACTTTCAATAGTCCAGCCGTCAGTTAGATTAGAGAAGCCTTCATAAAGGCTTAACGCATCTAGCCAATACCAAACCTTGTCGTCATTAGGCAAAGCTTGGGTATCACCTTCGAATCCCAAAGGCAGAATACCGATTCTTCTTTTCTCGGTTGCTTCCTGCCCAGAGAATCGAATCTCACAATCGAAGAATCTCGGAGAACTTTTAACAGCCTTCTCCAAAGAATCTTCATGCTTCTCTATGTCATTGAGAGTTCTTCTCATGTAGCCAATCTTCTCAGCCAGTTCATCTTCTAAGGCAAAGTGAATCGGCTCTCTTGACCAGCCTACTTGGTCGTAGTCAATCGCAGACCAATCAGGGGCGTAGGTCTTACCATCAAGGCGGTTGCCTTCTTGATCTGTATCCCACTCCCACTCTCTTGTTTCGGTGTCATAAGTCAGAATAAAAGAGTGCTTACTCATGAAGTCACCGCCATTTCCTGTGCTTGAGTATCTGTCTGACCTTCTTTAATACAGCCAGCACATACATACCAACCGCCATCAATCTGTATGAAGTCGGCAACGCCTTCGCAATAAACACACTCTTCAAACATTACGCCACCGCCTCTTCACAATCGTATTCGGATTTAGATTTATCAGGGCAATCAAACACAAAGCACTCAAGGTCTTTATGTCTATCGCAATCACGCCAGCAGTTCTCATGATTTTCTCCATGTTGATAACTCACTTGCCCTCCCCCTCTTGAATAAGTTTTACTATTTCAAGCCAATAATTCCACGCTTCCTCCGATAACTTATAGGAAGCATATTCACCACCAATTACTAAAGAGATTTCTCTAAGTAATTCCTTGTTGTCAGTTATCTTATTCACTTGCTTACTCCTATACACTCAAAGCAGACCTTGACTTCATTACTATTGATCTTGGTTGCTACTGTCTGAACTCCATAAGCAAAGCATATGTCGCAGGTAATCACGCTTTCACCTCTCCTTCAAGCCAGCCCCAAGAAACCTTGTGACCTGCTTTTTCATAGGCTTCTACTGTTGATCCGATAGGGATAGTCAATGGAAGTCTTGCCATTTCTTTTCCTGTTTCTTTATTGAAGATTATGAATCCAACTACATTAGGCATTACTTCACCTCGGCTTTCTGTAGTTCGTCAATCTTTATTGAAGCCTCTTTAAGAATCGAATCAAAGATGATTCTATCTATCGGATAAGTCGCCAAGACTTGACGAATCAGATCACTAGGGAATCCCTGTAGTTCAAGCTCTTTTACAAGTGCCTGTTCTACCTCGTATCCGCAGTCAGTTCTGCCACTCTTTTTCTTATCCTCTTCGGTCTTCTCTTCGCAGATGTCAAAAAGAGTCTTATCTAATGACTCTTCTAATTCATCAGCCCAATCAGGTTGAACAGTTTTCTTGCCTTCAGAATCGAACCAAGTCGCTTCCATTCCATACTCTCCAAGGAATCCATTCCAATAGAAAGTTTCGCCTTCATACTTCATGGTCATTCGGTATTTAGTTTCGATAGAAAAATTATCAGCCTCGATAATCTCTATCTTGCTTTCGATTATGTTCATTTCTCTTTCTTTCTGTAGGTTGTTTAGTGTCCAAGATGAACACCCCACAGGGCAGGGAGAATCCCCCTGCCCCATAGGTCGCTAATCTTTTAATGCTGTTAGGTCAATCATTCGGGTCGCAGTTTTCGATTCTTCGCTGTTATCCCTATCGGTAATCCACCACTCCAAACCTTCTAGCCTTCTTGCTAGGTCATGGTTTGGCATAGGGTCACTTGAATAAATCACGACCCAAGTCTTATGAACTGTCACGCTGTCACCCCCTCTCGGTCTTTACATTTCTCGCATGAGCAATTAGCCCGACAGATAGGGCAACCGGTATCGCAATCGCCTAGATGAATCGTAGTCACGCTGTTATCTCCGTTTCGCAATCGTGTCCGTATGCCCACTCTTGAGAATCGGTGTCGTCTAGCAGGTCAAAGACCCGAAGGCACTCAGGGCATTTCGCTTTAGTTTGGATCTTCATTTATCTTCCTTTCCTTACCATGAACTCTGATAAGAGAAAGAGAGTTCATCTACTTCGGGCAGGGCTAAGACCCTTTCAAGTTTGGTAATAGTTTGCTTAATACTGCCCCAATACCATTCATCAATGTCTGTTCCACCAAAGAAAAATCCTTCGGCAGGTGGAAGCAGGGAAGGGTCTTTCTTTTTCAATGCTTCCTTACAGGTAGAAAGAAGCTCTTTTATCTGTTCTGTTCTTACATAATACGAACGACAATTATCTTCTCCACCTTGAACATTCTGAACAAACCAATTATGAATCTGATTACACTTACGCCAGTAAGCACAGGTCACTTCAACATTAACACCATAGACATCAACAGCAACACCGCCCATGTCTGACGCTTCGATAATCTTTTTCCAATCAGGCAAAATCGCTTCAGGCGATTCATAATTCAACGCTTCATTCGCTTGAACTGCTTGCCAGTTAATCTTGTTAGTATGTTTGCTGGCATTTAGATACATGTCCAATCCCATTTCACTTTCCTTCTTTCTGTAGGTTTTCATAGTTTTCAGGGGTCAGGTAATCAATAGACCCTTTACCCCTTGCGTTAAGCATGACCACATAAGCCAGTTTCATAGATTTACCTTCTCAATTATGGTGAGAATCTCTTCCACTTTCTTAGATGATTCATAGTCGCCATCAAAGTCATAGTTATTGATGGCAATTCTTAGGGCTTCGCCTAGCAGTTTGATTCTCTCTTCAGTTAAGAAAAGAAAAGCACCGCTTTCGGCTTCGCTGTTATCGCTGTTGTCGCTGTTGTCCTTCTGACATGGGCAACCACAGCAAGGGCAATCGCAATCATGGTGATTCGATTCGCCACATGTCGGGCAGTTCCAGTTGGAACACTTACACTCTTCACACATAATCGGCATTACTTGCCCCCTTCTTCGGGGAAGTGGCACTCAATCATTGAGCCCCAGCAGTATCCATCTCCCACCCACCAGAGATTCCCGACAATAGAGAGAAGCCCAAGAATTAGAGAGCCCCAAAACATAAGGCGAACTGCGAACCTGATTCGGTAAAAGGATTTGGATCTCATAGACCGAACTCCACTTCTACTTCTAGAAGCTCAGAGATAAAGTCTTTTACTTCTGTTGGTCTTTCGGTGTAAGCATGTAGAGCCGAAGCAACTTTCGAAAGTTCTAGGTATCCGATAAAGCCTTCACCGCTTTCGCCTTCTAAGTATCCGATAAGACCTAGAAACTGGCGAAAAGGTTCAAACTTTTCGAAGTTGCTAGACCATGAATAAAGGTCTGCCACCGCTTCACACGAAGCAGGGGCGGATTCACTTGCCCAAGCAAGTGAGCCCTTTTCTTTTTCTGACATAGCCTTGCCTTTCTGTAGGTAAAGAAGTGATTAGGTCTTAATCACTAAGCAAGGGGCAGAGCCGAAGCCCTGCCCCCCACTTACTAACTAAGCAACTGAAGCGGTGATTCCTGCCTTTCCATACGCCTTAATTAAGGCGTTTAATCGGGTCTTACTTAGTGGGGCATAGACCAAGACTTCCCCACTTTCAGAATCTAAAAGGGTGATGAAAGGAGATTCTTTTCTCACGATTAAGCCCCCAAGACTTCTAAGGCTTCGGCTTCTACTTGAGCCAAGACCTTTTCATGAAGGGCGTTTCGGCAATCTGCCATCATGTTAAAAGGGGCGGAAGTTTCGTAAATCCTTTTCAGAAGTTTAGAAAGACCATGCGAAGGGTCTAACTTCAGAGCCTTCTCAACTGTTGAAAGTGCCTTACTTTTCTTTTCTGCTTCGAAGTGAAAGGAACTTTTAATCGCTTCTATGTCGGCAGAATCGCCACAGACAGAAAAGAGATTCAGAAAAGCGATTCGGTCTGAATAATCAGAAAGACCGAAGCCGACAGAGCCCAAGACATAATCCCGAAAGTTCAGATTATTCGAGATTCCAGAGAAAGACCTCTGAAGGTCTGATTCATTAAGGGGCTTGGAATCAGTAAAAGAAGAGAGAAGAGAATCGAAAGAGATTCGGGCTTCTCCAATAGTAAGCGGTTTAGTTATAGACATGTAAAGCCTTCTTTCTGTAGGTAAAGAAGTGGGGCGTATCCCCACCCCCCAAGCATGACAGAAAGGGAAGGGGGATTCAAGCACCGAAAAGAAGCTTTGCCTAGATCCATAGAAAGAAAAGAAGGGGCGAAAAGATAGCGAAAAGTAATCACTTTTTAGGGGTTTAGAAAAGTAGAGATTCTGAAAAGTTGAAAAGGGGCGAAGGTGTCGGGTCTGCCCCCTGCCTTTCTGCCCTGCCTTTCTAGGGGTCTGCCCTGCCCCTTAGCCCTGCCCTTATCCCCTGCCCTGCCCTTATGTCTGCCCCCTTCTCTCTCTGATTCCCTGCCTTGATTCTTAGGCGATTACTAAAAGGGGGAACTTAAGAAGCCCCCTAATCATGAGCCCAAGTCATGCCCTGCCAGCCCCTAGAAAAAGGGGCATAAGGGTTAGCCGATAACATGTATTATGTAAAGTAGGGGGTTAGACACGCATGGGATAAATTGACCCGAGTGCTTAAAACGGCAGGGGGGCCCATGTATATGTACCCAGAAAAATATTTTTGATAGGATCAAGAGCTGTAAAAGTGCTGGTGGAGATGGGTTT